GTCTGCTATTCCAGAATATGAAAGAGAAATAATACCTTTGGAGCCAAAATCAAAAAAGCGGAAAAAGCCTAAAAACAAGAAGTCTTCATATGAACTAGATCAAGAATTTAAGAGATTTAGTGAAAACAAGGATAAGATGGAATTTATTGAAGAGTATTCAAAAATGACCAATTCAAAGCTAAAACCAAAGCAGGCAATGTCAATAAAAACAAATATAACAAAAGAATCATTCTTACCACATAATAATAGATCAAAGGTACACGATTGCATGTTAGATGTGTTAGAGCAGAATATAAATATGTCAACAATCTTTGATGTTGCAGAATGGAATATCTTGCTAAATAATTCTAGAGTTGTGTCTGACATCTGTATCAAGGCACAATATGGAGCAAAGAGAGAGTTTTATGTTATAAATGTAGGGGCAAAATGTAATGCACGAATATTGGAAAACATATTTAGTGAAATATGTAAAGTTATTCCGAATGAAATGATTTCTATACCAGGTGACAAAAAGATGCTTGTAATGCAAGATTTCCTTAACAATTGTTTAATAAAAAAAGGAGCAAATCATCAGCTAGTCTTTGTGAATGGTGACTGTACAAAGTGGTCTGCAGCTGAGACGATGGAATGTTTCATGTCCTTAATAGCAGGTTTGGATGGATTTCTAGATGACAATATAATAAAGTACTTATTAATCGTTGTTGACATGTGGGCAAATAAAAAAATAACAATACCTGTGAGTATACTTCAAAACACATTCTTCACAAATGACGATAAAACGGAATATTTAAACAACAAAGACCCAGTAATTGATTATCAGCAAAATTTTCTTCAAGGAATGTTTAATTATATGAGCTCATTTAAAGCTGTCTGTTCATCTAATTTCACTAGAGATGTTTGGAAAACACTACATCCAGAGAGCACATTAGACATGAACCATTTAGAGCATTCCGATGACTATAGTCTAATGATATTGTCTGAAAGTCTTGAAGAAGTTAAAGAATTTAGACTTTTACACAGAATTGTAATGAAATTGCATGGTTTTAATGATTCAGTCAAAAAAAACAAACACACAACGGTTTTTGATGGAATTCATTTCATTAGTTTCTCTAAATGGTCACATGACGTATCCACATATCAAGAAATTGAAAGAATGTGGAATGAACCTGGGCTGTACAGGTTATAGAGATGATATTGATGGAGCAATGTCACGTGTAGGGGAATCTGTAAGAGTTGGGTCAATTCTATCATCTGCATACTTCATGCAAAAATGTC